TATGGGCATATTATGAATTTTGGTCAGTTGGATTCTGGTACTAAAAAGGAACATATTGAAAAATTGAGTACGTTGTTAGAAAAACAGCGATTAATGTATACTAGAATATCACTCTCGGATGATCCGAAAGCGATTGAAATGAAAGAGCAGTTGCAACAATCAGTACAAATGATGGGATTCCCACAAGGAACTGATATAAATGTACTATTCAGTGGTATGTATGATACTATTCAGGCTCTTAAACAACAGGTTGACTAACGACTAAATTTTTGTTATAATATCTAAGTAAATCCAATTAATCTAATTAATCCGAGGTAATCTAAATGTCTTTCGCAGACTTAAAAAAGCAATCTAAGCTTGGCTCATTAACCGCTAAACTGGTTAAAGAAGTTGAGAAGATGAACAACACAAGCGGTAATAATGATGACCGCATATGGAAACTAGACGTAGACAAAAGCGGCAATGGATATGCTGTAATACGTTTCCTTCCTGCTCCCGATGGTGAGGATCTACCATTCGTAAAACTGTACTCCCATGCCTTTCAAGGTCCTGGTGGATGGTATATTGAGAACTCTTTGACTACTCTTAGTCAGAAGGATCCTGTTTCCGAGTATAACACTACTCTCTGGAATAATGGTACAGATGCAGGTAAAGAAACTGCACGTAAGCAAAAGCGTAAGCTAACTTATGTCAGTAACATCTATGTTGTAAAGGATCCTGCCAATCCTGAGAATGAAGGCAGAGTATTCTTATACAAGTATGGTAAGAAAATCTTTGATAAACTCACTGCTGCAATGCAACCTGAGTTTGAGGACGAGGAAGCAATCGATCCATTCGATTTCTGGCAAGGTGCAAATTTCAAGTTGAAGGCAAAGAATGTTGCTGGATATAGGAATTATGATTCCTCAGAGTTTGCTGCTGTAACTCCTCTTCTTGACGATGATGATGCAATGGAAACACTCTGGAAGAAGCAAGATTCTCTCCAAGAGTTTGTAGCTCCTGATCAGTTCAAGTCTTATGAAGATTTGAAGAAGCGTCTTGATTATGTTCTTGGTAACAAAGGTCCAGTTCGTCAGGATCCAGAAGTTCTTGATGAGGACAATGATCGTGGTTCAGCAGAACAACTTGTTACTGCAGCATCTGCACCGAGATCTACTTCTTCAGATGAAGATGATGATGCTCTATCCTACTTCTCTAAATTAGCAGAAGAATAATCTAAGGGCACTGTCAATAAGACCCCCCATATGGTGGTAGGGCCTGAGTATAAGCAGGATATCCACCAAAGACTTCCTTCGGGAGGTCTTTTTTTTTATGGTGATAAAATACGAATATTATCTACTTTCTTAACTATATTGCTGACATACTGTGAGGATTTGGAATATTTCATCAGTTTTCTACTGTCAGTTAAGAATTGCTGTAGGTAGAATGGTTTTAATACAAATATTCCTCTTCTATCAAGATTCTTTCTCATTTCATATTGGTAGTTACTAATAGGAACAGTAACATTAAATTCTGTAACTAATACACCTTTTCTACCAGTTCCAGTTTCAACTAAACCATCATCCCAGAATTTAACATAAGAGTTTGTTGGATCTGTATCTGTTTTTGGTCTTGGTGATTTAAAGTTTTGATCAACAACTTGACCTTTAGGTAAAATTGTTCTTCCTCTAGAATCTTTAATCTCAATTGTTTCATAGAAACGAGTTTCGTTCATTGCAGAACCATATGCATTTTCTGCAAAATAGAAAATATCTTTATCTGAGAGTGGCCATTGATCTCTTATATTAGTAATACCAGCAGATATTAAAATAACCCAATCCAGACCTTCTGAACCATATAGTTTTTTTGCTACTTGATCTGGTCTTTCACCATCAGTAATTTGGTATTTTTCAAAATTTGTTATTGTATTTTGAAAGTCTTCTCTAAGTTTAACTCTCTTAAAAATATTTTTTGCATCTATGTACTCTAATGTAGAATTAGAAGTTTTAAGAGGTGATGGGTATTGTAAGTTTGGTAGTTCTCTAAAGTATCCCATATCAATAACCTACTCCGTCTGAATTTGGATCATAATCCCAATTTTCCCCATAATCTCTTTCATATATGGGAGCCAATTCTGTAAATGCTAAACTCATAATTACAGAAATGGGAGTTCCATCACTATAAGTTGCATATACGTTTTCACCTGTATAATTGACTGTTATATCATTTAAGGCACATTGTTTAAATCTATGTAAGAATGGATGAGTTTCACTTCCTTTCTTATACCTTAGTTCAAATACGTTTGGTGTTTCTAGGAATACATTTCCTTGTGAAACTTTGGGTGCCATATTTCTTTTAAATGATCTGATAATAGATTTTACTTGTTTTGCTTCTCTATCATCTCTGGGAGTCATTTTAAATTGGAAGCTGAATGACCTTAATGCTGGACCATTCATTAATAAAGTCATATTGGGGTTTATTACTGTACCACTCTGCCTTGATAATAGTTGTGTCCCAGTAACATTAACACTTGGTATCATACTTGCTGCTTGTGCTGCAAGATTTCTAGTTATTGTTTTTCCTATTTCTGATAGTGTGCCTTGATTTGTTTTCGCAATATCTGTACCTATACCTTTAATTTGTTTACCTATATCAGTAGATAAATCACTCGCACCATATTTTTTGTCTTGGCCTTTACTATCTTTAACAGTTGTACCTAACTTGCTAACAGATGTACCTGCAGCATCTATAAAATCAACACCTGCTCCAGCAACAGCAGCAGAAACAGTATCTAAGGAATCTGGACCATATTGTACTTGATTTCTATCATTAATATTAACTGGCATAGGTAGTAGAATAACCCCATCTTCTACTAATTGTGCAGGACTATTGTTTCCGCGAGTGGGACTATTATCTTCATTAATAGCATAACCTGAACCTTGTGGACTAAGACCTGGTGCTGGATAATCTTTAATAGTTACTTGCAAGTAATCCGTATCATCGGTGATTGCTTCAAATGGATATCGTAATACTCTTGCCATTTATATTATTTTTTAGTTATTTAGCCTGAATTTAGCAAAAGGTATCTTATCGAGGTCATTTAATTCATTTGATGCCACACTATACAGTCCTCCAGCAACTTCACCCCACGTATATTGCCTATTTTCACCCCAATGGAAGTTAATTCCTCTAAATCCCCATTCATAGACAGCAGTTACGGCAACTAGTGGGTTTTGATCATATCTGATGTTCGGAGTCTTAGGATTATATACAAACACATAGAATTCACCTGCTTCTGGAGTTTTACCACCTTCTTCTAGGACATCGATTATATCTATCATTAAATCATCAGGGTCTTCAGTTCCAATTAGATTTTTAACTATAGAAGCAACGCGACTCATTTGCTGATCCCCAATTCGTTTTCTGTTAATATTTTAAATTCCCATTGACGATCTTGACAGAAACTTTTTGCTGCTTTCCACTTTGCTTGGTTTTTAGCATATTCATAAACTTCATAAACATAACTTTTTGTTTTCTTTTTTTGAACCTTGGGTTCCATACATTGCTTCTTAGGTTTTACTTCAATTAAATATTTTTTAATTCTTCCAGTATTTTCTCGTACTTTTATATAAAAGTCTGGAAAGTATCTATGAATTCTATTATCAATAGGTGAACGATATGGAAGTGCTATTTCTTCACTTCCCCACTCTAGAACATTAGTGGTTTGATCACAGTAAACCATAAATTTTCTTTCCCATAAAGAACGGTAAATAATATTAGTTGGGTCACCTTTATACTTACTGGGGAGTGATGGTTTATATTTTCCTTTATAGGACATCTAAATAATAATAACAAAGGATATAATCTTAAATATTTAGAAATGCCAACCATACCAGATATACAGACTTTAACTAATCAGAATGTTCGGCAAGAACTTGCTGATGGTGGATTTGCAAGACAGAATTTATTCCAAGTATTCATTGAGAATGGTTGGGGTAAAAATTACAGTGGAGCTTATACACCATTTCTTGAATATCTTAAAAATTATCATTTGAAACCAATTTATGGGTTTGATTGGAATTCTGGTTTTAAAAGGAAATTAGCATTCTCTTGTTCAGAGGCAACTATTCCAACATCTTCATATGCTACAGGTGAAGTAAAGAATAATTATATGGGTATTCCTCAAGAATATGCTCATACTAGGATTACTCCAGATATTGATTTCTCGTTTTATATTGATAGGAATTATACTATTTTAACTTTCTTTGAAGCATGGTTGGATTATGTGGCTGGAGGTAATGAAGATATGAATCAATATGATGAGCCAGCAACATCTTATACTCGTAGACTTAATTATCCAAAGCACTATAAGAATGCAACGGGATTCTTTATTACAAAATTTGAAAGGAATTATAAAACAGATGGTGCAACGAATATTAATTATCAACTCATTAATGCTTTCCCTAAGAATGTTTCAGTATCTCAATTAGCTTATGGTGAAGCAGATGTTATGAAAGTTACTGTTACTATGAATTATGATAGGTATAGAATTTATAGGAATAGTGCAGAGGTAGAATCACCATCTGTTGGTGCGCCAATTATTGGGATTCTTTAAATACTGGTCTAAATAAAACACTGAAGTGTATTAAGCATTATGCCTTTACCAAAAATTAATACGCCAACTTATGAGTTGGTAATCCCTTCTACTGGGAAAAAAGTTAGATATCGTCCTTTTTTAGTACGAGAGGAAAAGATTCTTATTATGGCACTAGAATCTGAGGATATGAATCAGATTACTAATGCTATTGTTGAGATTTTGACAGCATGTATTTTAACCAAAGGGGTTAAGATTATAGAACTGGCAACTTTTGATATTGAATATATTTTCTTAAATGTACGTGCTAAGTCTGTTGGTGAGGTGATTGATGTTAATGTTACGTGTCCTGATGATGGAGCAACTCAGATACAGACGGAAATTAATATTGATGATATTAAGGTTCAGAAAGATAAGAAACATACCAATCTTATTAAACTGGATGATAAGTTGTCAATGAAGATGCAGTATCCTTCAATTAAGCAGTTTGTTGAAAATAATTTTGAAGTACAGAATACAACAAATGTTGATCAGTCATTGGGTATGATCACTGCTTGTATAGAACAAGTTTATTCTGAAGATGAATCTTGGACTGCTACTGACTTTAGTGGAGATGAATTGAAAGATTTTGTTGAACAGATGAATACTAAACAGTTTAAGAATATTGAGAATTTCTTTACAACAATGCCCAAACTTTCCCATAAGGTTACTGTAAAGAATCCTAAAACAAAAGTTGAGAGTGATGTAGTATTGGAGGGTTTAGCATCTTTTTTCAGCTAAGCATGTCGCATACTAGTCTTGAAGTCTATTTCAAGACGAATTTTGCCCTGATGCAGTATCATAAATATAGCTTAAGTGACCTAGAAAATATGATGCCTTGGGAAAGGGAAGTGTATGTAACCATGCTTCAACAATATATTGAGGAAGAAAACGCAAAACAGCAACAAAAGTAAGTGGCTATTACCTCTGGACTAAAACTAAATGTAAGTAATATAAAGTCTCCATTTGGGAGTAGTGCTGCTATTCCTAAAATTTCTGCTGGTGGCGGATTGTCAGGTCTAAAATCACAGGCAGGAATTAAACCGGCTAGTATCTTAGGTGATCCAGGAACTTTACTTGGTCAAGTTAAAGGTGATGTTGCTAATATTGATTCTACAATAGCAGTAGAGAAAAGAGTTTCTGCAAATGAGAAGAAGATATCAATAATTAAAAATATTTTAAAGACACAGAAAGAAGGTGGTAATAAAGTATTAGAAGAGACAAATGATATTCTTAAGGATATTGGTGGTGCCTTAGCACTAGATTTTGCGAATAGGATTGGAGAGAAAGAAAGGAAATTAAATTTAGCTAGAAAATCTCTTTTAGCAACTAGAAAAGCAGAAAAGGAAAAGGGTATAGAGGGATCGGATAAGGTTGATAAAGAGAAGAGTTTTTTAAATCGGGCATTTGATAAGGTTACTAAACCAGCAATAGATATGTTTGGTAAGATTGTTGAATTCTTTGCCTTATTGGGAGCAGGAATTTTAACCAAGGGAGCATTTGATTGGTTGCAAAAAGAAGGAAGTATGGATAAGGTGAAATCTGTTTTTGAATGGTTGGGTAATAATTGGTCATGGATTGCGGGTGCTTTTGCTATCGCAGGAGTAGCAGTAGCAGTTGGTCTTCTTGTAAGTACTGTTGCAGGTATTTGGACTGCTATTAGTGCTGTTGGTGCAGTATTAGCTGCTCTTTCACCTGTTGCTTGGCCACTTTTAGCAATTGCTGCTGTTGGTTTAGGTGGTTGGTTTGGTTATAAATGGCTTAAGACAAAGATTAGTGGTGGTGGTGATTTTGAAACATTTGATAAAAAATTAAGAGAGAAAACTGAAGCATCGGGATTGGATTTTAAGAATGCTGGTACAGGAGCACTTGTTCTTGGTGATGATGGAGAACCTATGCGTGTAAAGATGTGGGAAGGAGATACAGGTGCAGCAGGTGATGATAAGTATGGAAGTTTGATGGGAAGACCTATTAATATGCAGGCTGGTGATCAAGGAAAGAATCAGAGTGCTGAGCTTAATATATTAGATCCTTTGCATAGAGCTTACATAGAAAAGAATATGGGTAAGGAAAAATTAGATCAATTGGATAAAGCTTATGCAAGATATCTGGATTTGATGGGAGGGAAAGATAAACTTAAAGACCAGATGCATAAGGATATTGCTGAATCAGAGAGAAAAATTAGAGATGATAGATTTAGTGGTTCACCTAAGTACA